AGAAAGAAAGAAGAAAAAGATATTAACAGACAATAGAATGGTAACTGTCAATAAGCGCGAAACATCTTTTCAAGGTCTAGCAAATAGATTAGAAAATGGAGAAGATGGTATCTATAATATGATTGCAAATGATAAAAATATTATTTTTACACCAAAAGTATCTATAACAGAAGAAGATGTAAATGAAATACTAGCTTTAAAAGAATTGCGCGATGCAATAGATATAGTTGAAAAACAAGCTAAGGCGGCAACTGGTAAAAAGAAATTTTTATTAAAGAAACAGTTAATAGAAATGCGTCAAGATCAATACGTTATTAGAGGCGCTTACCGCAGACCTGTATATTTCATGAACGCGGTTAAGAGTTTTTCTAAAACTGTTTTAGATGAAAATATTACTATTACAGAAGATGGAGAGATTATTAGTGATGGGGTTGTTTCTTTATTTGATCCTAAGCACGTATCTGCGCTTTTGTGTAATTATTCAAAAATGAAAGAAGATTCTTGGGGTAAATTCTGGAGTGATTCTTATTTTCTCATGGAAGATTTAGATGATTTAATTGAAAAAACTTTAAAAGACAAATATCCGCTTTATTATGATTTACTTATTTATAAAATTGATGGACGTCAAAACGCAGAAATCCAGCAATTGTTAGAAGAAAAGCATGGAATTAAACATTCAGTTGAATATATTTCATCATTATGGCGAAATAAAATTCCTAAGTTAATTGCGGAACAGGCGCAAGAAGATTATTTAGTCTGGTATTATAGTACTCAAGAGTATGGCAAATGGAAAAGATGTTCGCGGTGTGGTCAAATTAAATTAGCGCATAATAAATTCTTTTCAAAGAATAAAACAAGCAAAGATGGTTGGTACTCAATTTGTAAATGTTGTAGAAATAGTAAAAATAAATAAGCGAGGACTTTTTAATTTAATTTATATAAAAGAAAAATAGTAAATTAAAAAGGAGGTTAATCTATGGCAGAAAGTTGTACTTGCTCTAAATGTGGCAAGACTATGGATGAAAAGAATTTTTATACTTATAAAGATGGAAGAAAAACTGAGCTTTGTAAAAAATGTTTGACTATGCATATTGATAATTTTGATGAATCCACTTTCCTTTGGCTATTGGAGCAAATGGATGTTCCTTACTTACCAGAAGAATGGAATGTATTAAGAGATAGAGCTTATGCAAAAGATCCATATAATATGAATGGAATGTCAGTTTTTGGTAAATATTTATCAAAGATGAAGTTAAAGCAGTGGAAGCAATTTGGATGGGCGGATACTGAAAAATTACAAGCACAGAATGAAGAAAAAAGAAAAGCAGCTATTGAAACTCAAAAGCGATTTGAAGAAGATGTAAAGAAGCAATATGAGAATGGCGAAATTTCTGAGGCGCAATATAAAACGTTAATGAGTACAGAAACTCAGAACGCGGAGAGGCCGGTTATGGCGCCTCCACCCAAGGCTCAGACAGATTTTGGCAGAGCTAATTTCTATGATGAAAATAATTTTATGTCAGAGGAAGAGCTAATTGATCCAGCCGCAGAACTAACTGCGGAAGATAAATTATATCTTGCTATGAAATGGGGTAGATTATATAAGCCAAATGAATGGGTTGATTTAGAGAAAAAATATAATGAAATGATGAACTCTTTTGATATTCAAGATTCTGATACAACGGGTACGTTAATTCTTATTTGTAAAACTTATCTTAAAATGAATCAGGCTATTGACTGCGGAGATATGGACGGATACCAGAAATTATCCAGAGTATATGATTCTTTGCGGAAGTCCGCAAAATTTACAGCCGCGCAAAATAAAGAGCAAAAAAGTGATTATGTTGATTCTGTTGGTGAATTAGTTGCTATGTGTGAAAAACAAGGATTTATTCCTAGATATGCAACTGATATACCGCAAGATAAAGTAGATGCTACTTTAAAAGATATGAATAATTATGTTTATAAATTAGTTACTCAAGATCTTGGTTTCGGTCAGCAGATTGAAGATGCATTGAAGAAGATTCAAATTCAAAAAGAAATGGAAGAAGATGAACTTAGTCTTGAAGATGAAGATGATGTAATTGAACTTGATGATGATAATTATGAACAATTCTATAATGATGTAGCAGAACAAAAGGAAAAAGATATGAAAGTAATCATGGGAGAGGAGGACTAATTAATGGCGTTACAAGATTTATTAGACTTATCTCTCTCTAAAGATACTAAAAAAGTTGGTTTATCAGAAGAAAGAATCTTAGCTCAATTGCCAGAATTGACTAAGGCTTTTTCTTTTTATAGAGAATATCCTGATATTTTTGTTGAATTTTTATGCGGGGATAATCCTGAGAATTTTCATTTATTCTTTTATCAGCGAGTATTCTTGCGGGCGGTCATGCGTCATAGATACGCGTATGCCACCTTCCCGCGTGCTTATTCTAAATCATTTTTATCTATTTTAGTGTTAATGATTAGATGTATTTTATATCCGGGTGCAAAACTATTCGTTACCACAGGTGGAAAAGAGCAGGCTGCGGGAATTGCAAAAGAAAAAGTTGAAGAACTTTGTAAACTTATACCCGGACTTAGAAATGAAATTGACTGGCGTCCCGGTAAAACGAGAGCATCAAAAGATATGGTTAGTTATCTATTTAAAAATGGTAGCAACTTAGATATCATTGCCGCGAGACAAAGCTCCCGTGGTAAACGTAAACATGGTGGACTTATGGAGGAGTGTATCCTTATTGATGGTACACTATTGAATGAAGTAATTATCCCTACTATGAACGTGTCTCGGCGTTTATCAGATGGTAGCTTTAATGATGCGGAGGTGTTAAATAAATCGCAGATTTATGTAACAACCGCAGGTTGGAAAAATTCATTTGCATATGAAAAGCTCATTCAGCTCTTGATTCAACAGATAACTGAACCAGATGAAGCAGTTGTATTAGGCGGAACATGGCGGATTCCAGTTATGGAGGAGCTATTAAGCAAAACTTTCATTAAAGATTTAAAACTTGATGGTACATATAATGAATCTTCATTTGCGCGTGAATATGAATCAGAATGGAGCGGAGATGCAGAAAATGCTTTCTTCTCGTCTGAGAAATTCGATAAACATAGAATGTTATTACAGCCTGAATATGAATATAGTGGAAGAAGTAGTAAAAATGCTTATTATATTCTAGGTGTCGATGTAGGTCGTTTTAAATGTACAACTGAGGTTTGTGTTTTTAAGGTAACTCCGCAAGTACAAGGTCCCGCATTGAAGACTCTTGTTAATATATATAGTTATGAAGCGGAAGATTTTGAAATTCAAGCTATAAACATTAAAAGACTTTATTATAAATATAAAGCTAGACAGATTGCTATTGATGCAAATGGTGTTGGTGCTGGTCTTATTGACTTTATGACAAAAGTGCAATTAGATGATGAAACTGGTGAAACATTGCCACCTTTTGGAGTATCTGGTGGAACTTCTGAGGATGCGGTTGAACCTTATAAAAAGATTAAAGGTGCGGATGTTGAAAATGACGCTATGTTTTTAATCAAAGCAAATGCGCCAATTAATACAGAAGCACATACTTATGTTCAGACTCAAATGTATAGTGGAAAAATTAAATTCTTAATTGATGAAAATCAAGCTAAGGTTAAACTAATGTCTACTAAAGTTGGACAGAATATGGATGCAAATAAACGAGCAGAATATTTAAAACCTTTTACATTAACTACAATATTAAGAGAAGAAATGTTAAATTTAGTAGAGGAAAATGAGGGTGTTAATATTATCTTAAAGCAATCTTCTAAGAGTACTAAAAAGGATAAATTCTCTGCTTTTGAATATGGATTATATTATATTAAACAAGAGGAAGATAAGAAAAAGAAAAGAAAACATAGAAATATAGCGGATATGATGTTTTTTAGTTAAGTTAGGACAAAAGTAAATAAAGATAATAAAAGTTTTTTGAAATATATTAGTTAATAAAGGAGGTCAAATATGCGAGCAAGTCGTGGAGAAATTAAAATTGAAGAAATTTTAGATGAAGCTGGATTAAATTTTAAGGAAGAGTATAGTTTTCCCGGTTT